TCACTTACAACGGATGACTGAGCACAGCCCAGTACGGACAGGCTCAGGCACAGGAGTATCGCGGAACGCAGGAGCTTCATCAAGCACCTCCTTCACCTTGAGTCTATCTGTCTGTGCCTTGGTAGTCACCTTGGGCACCTGAGTGCGCAGGGACTTGACCTTGGCTTCGGACTGCTCCAGCTTCTCCTTGTAGTCATCACGTTCCTTGCGGTAGGTGATGGCTCTATCCCATTGAGAATAGGCAAGAAGGGCTAGGAGCAGGATGGTAGCGATCGTCAGGAGCTTCTGTCTCATAGACCACTCCTGCACAGTGCTGCATCGCTTGCTCGTCTGTTGCCCAGTCCCTTGGACGGATAGCCACCAATGGTAGCCTTATAGCCGGGAGCCATCCCGTACTTGCCCTTCCATGGGGCTTCGATTGCATCGCAGGCAGCCTTCCAGTTCCTTGCCCGAAGGTAAGGCATGTAAGGCGCTTCTACGTAGCTGTTGGTGAACTGCGAGCCACGCCACCCGGACTTCCCGAGGTTGATAGCGGTGCTGGTGAAACCAGCCACTACCGTGTCGGGAGCGCCCTTCGGCATGTACTTCAAGACAGCTTGCATGTACTCGTTCGTGGTACGGAGCAAGTCCTTGTCGCACTCCAGTTGGGTGTACTGCATCTTAGGGATACCCTGAGTCTGCCCGTAACACCACGTCTTAACCCCGCCCTGATCGAGGTACGGGGTGAGGGATAGGCCCTCCTTCTCGGCAACATGGACGCTAGCTGCTGCTAGCGCCACCGTCGCACCGAGGGCCAGAAGTCGTTGCTTTAACACGATCCTTCCTCCATGCGGCGAACTTCATTACTAAGAAGACAGTCGAGAGCAGGAAGTAGATCCCGCTCACTGCTGCCACGATGTCTGGTAAACTCCATCCCATTATGCTCACGCCCACAACAGCAGCAGAGGCGGTGCTGTTGCCGATAGTACCGGCATCGTCCGCCAGTTGCTGCAAGATTGTCATTGTGCCTCCTTCGTAGTTATTCGGTTCAGTTAAGAACTCGAAGGCAGGGCTGGAGGCGAGCGCTTCGCGCTACAAGGGACTCTCAGTGCCTTCGAGTGGTTATGGTGCTGCGGGGCGGTCGAGCACCCACAGGTTGCCGTTGTTCAGCAGGTTGGCAGTACGACCAGCCGGGATCTTAGCTGCCCAGTCACCTTCGCAGATGAACTGAGTTGCAGCACCTTGAGTCACCGAGATCGCGCCAGTACCAGCTACGGCGCACTGAATGCTCTTGGTCATCGAACCGAAGGTCAGCGTCTGGTCGGTGCCATTGAGGATCAGGAACTTGCCATCGGACGCATCAGTGATGGTCACGGTAGCCTCGCTCACGTACTGGAGTTCCAGCTTGTTGCTGACGTTGATGTTGCCATCACCATCAGGGCCGTTGCCGTTCACGGTCTTGACCACGTTGATGGTCACTGCACCTTCGGCGTTAGGCTCTACACCGTTGACACTGGTGACAGTCCCTTTCGGAATGACCAGCTCGACGTTGCCAGCTTCGTCAGGCTCGACGCCATTGACGGACTTGACCGTACCTTCGCCACCCGAACCACCGCCTTCGCCGATGTTCTTCCAGCCGTCAGCAGCACGATGACCCAAGGCCATGTAGATGCTGTCGTCGTCAAGAAGTACAGTCGCGCCTCGGGTCTTACCAGAGACGGAGGTGATGTTGATCGGGTGCTTCACGTCTTGCAGGTTGGCCAAGGTGATTGGCGCAGCCTTAACAGACTTGGCGAAAGGGATGGTCAACGCTGGTGTGTCCTTGTCGCGTGGGTATTCACCCGTGACTGGAGCTTGCGCCATGTTGACCTCCTTACTTAGGCCGGGGTGATGTCAGCGCCACCGTTGGTGACAGCGATCCACATGTCGGTCGGTGCTTCACCGGCAGCCTGATACAGGACAGGCTTACCAGCCTTGACGATGGTGACCAGAGCACCGACACGCTTGCCGGAGATCACATGGTCGTTCAGCACGGAGCCTTTGGCAGTCAGCAGAGCTTCTGCTACGACCGGCATGTTGTGCAGGGTGACACCGTACTTCTGTACGTCTTTGTGGGACTTCTGGTCACCGATGATGTTTGGAGCTTGGGCCATTGGGCACCTCCTAGATTCTATATAAGGGAATCCCTCTTCCCTAGAAGGGAGAGAGGGAGAATAACTACTGGACACTTCTAGAAGCTACTAAGGCTACTAGGAGCTACTAGCCACCTCTAGGGCTACTAGGACACTCCTTTGCTACCTGTGGCTTCTCCTATACTGCAACTTAAATACCCATCGGGCTACAGGCCACGGAATACGCGGCCTCCAGCGGTTTTGGTCATTATTTGTACAGCAGTCTCACACTAAATCACTGTGAGACTAATGACTGAAAACTGAGTTCCGGTCACAGTCTCACACGTTAGACTACCCGCCCCACGAGCGCCTAGGGAGCGCGCCACGCGACGATTGACTCGCCCCGGAGAAACGGTTGCCCAGCTTCTGAAAGCCTCTGTCAACGGCCATGGCGACGTCCACGGCCACGCCGAGGGTCATGTTCTGCATGTACTCGACCATCTGTTTCGGGTCGCGCATGATCTCGAAGAAGCGCCCCTGCTGCTTGATCTGCCGCTGGAGGACGACCTTCATCTGATCGTAGTCGAGGTCTGCCACCACGATGGCGACGGCTGCTGCCACGGCTTCCAAGCGGTCGTCGTGTCGCAAGCAATCCTTCTCGCGGGTGAGGTTCGCAAGCTGGTGGAACAGGCTGTACGACATGCGCACTTCTGCCGGGTACTTCTGGATCGAGTCCCAGTCTGCCTGCACGACTTCCTGACGCACCACGAAGCGGTGGGTCGAGAGCACAGGCTCAAGGTTGTCGATGATGCGAAGCTCCTTCTGACCCGTGCTATGCACAGCCTCGATGGTAACTGGCCACTCGCGCTCGAAGTACGGTTTGAGTGCAGCGATGTGCGCACCGTTACCATAGTTGTCCTCGATGAAGACTTCCTTGCACTCGGCACGCTTGGCAATCTGAACCAATGCTTCCAGCTCAGTCTCGTTGTAGCCACCCTTCACGCCACCAGCTTCCCACAGGTACACCGTGGTGCCAATCAGCTTGATGATCGCGTAACCAGTTTCGTCCCCGTTCTTACCGCCGCCTGCCGGGTCAATGAACATGACGGTACGCTCGAACTTGCCGAGGTCGTACTGCACCTGCATTGGCAGGAAGAAGCGGTCGGAGTTACGGGAGCCGAACTTAGGCGCGGTCTGCCAATGAGTCGCTGGCGTGTTGCACCAGATCGGCATCACTGGGCCGTGGGTCATCGAGAAGTTCGCCACGACACAATCGCTGATACGGAGCGGGTAACGGTCGGCGTCAGACAGCCCAGTGTTGAGCATGAACTGCAACATGAACTTGGCCTTGCCTTGGGTCAGCTCCTTCTCGTTGAGGATGTCGTTCGGGTACATCTCAGGGCAAGTTGGTTGCCCCAGCGAGTTGTCCAGCCCACCACCGTACTGCCGCGATGGGTCATCCTCGATGTCTCGCAGGAGGATCGGTGCGAGCTTGTCGCCATAGTCCTCCATCTGCGCGGGTGTCGGATACCTACCTGTCCAGATGCGGACTTGGTAGCCACGCGACGGCAACCAGTTGTAGATGGACTCAACCGACTGTGGTGTGCCCAAGTAGATGATGGAACCGAACTGGTTGATCGACTCGAATTCCAGCGAGCTGTCCATGAGGATCTGACGACCCCCAGCGGTACGGCTGTTCTGCAAGGACTCGATGTCGTCCGCGATGATAAGGTCAGCACGCGCACCCTGTGCCCCGGACTCAATGGAGTAACAGGAGACGGATGGCGACTTGTCCGAACCACGCAGACACCAGTGGATGTCGAATGCCTCGATGGAGCTTCGGTCGCCCGCGAACTTGTCAGGTCGAAGACATTCGAGGATCGGCATGGCGTAGAAGATCTTGATGATCCAGCCTGCGATCTCCTTGGCTCGCTTCGCGTTCTGCGAGAAGATAACGATGCGGTAGTGCGGGTTGTGGATTAACATAAAGACAGCGTAGATCGCAGTCAGGGTTGTCTTCGCCTGACCACGCTGCGCCATCACCATTCGGTACTTGTTACCAGTGAGCAAGAACGACAGGATGTCGGCCTGAATCCGGTTGAGGTTCGGCTTACCCACGATCAACGTGTTGATGATGACCTGCGCCAAGAAGCACAGGCCAGCCACCGTGTAAGGGAACATCTTCTGGAGTTCTACCAACTTCCGGTTGATCTCTACCTGTTGCTCAATGGAGAGATTCCGGCCAGCCATTACGCTTGACGCTCATGGCCGTCGGTGAACGGCAGGATGTTCGAGCCGAAGCCCGAGCCACTCTGCTGCTCCTTGATCTCTGCCAGACGGCGAGCCAGTTCGGTTTCCTCGCTGGCCTCCGGTGCTGCACAGGTGATACCGTTCTTGTCGGATACCCACACACCCGCGTCCTTGATGATCTTGTCGTCGAACACCATCTCGATGTCCGCGCCGTCGTTCAGCAAGTCCAGCATACGCTGGAGACGCTTGGTGTACAGGGTGGTTGTGAGCTTGTGGATCAAGCCCAGTTCGTCCTCGGTTGCCGAGGTGTTGTTACTGCGGCGTTCAATAGCCATTAGTCGCCCTCCACTTTGATAAGCCAGTGAAGCGCGTAGAACGGAGTCATGCACTTATGAATGTATGTGATGGTGTATGTGTGTGAATGCTGGTCTACGCCTCCACCGAAGTTGCCCCACTTGACGTCGAGAGTATCGGCGTTCTCTGTGCGGTAATTCAGGGGCCGGTAGCGAGCGCTGTGCTCAGGAACCGAAACCCAGTTGCCCTTGTCGCTCTCCACGCGAACACCGAAGGCAGTGAACTGCGTCTCGTATGTGTGAACGTGGGGCGGTAGGTGTGCAGCGAACAGCATGGTCTTCTCGTAGTCGGCTGTGCCATCCGAGATCTTAGTGTAGCGAACGTCGATAGTCCCACCAATGCTGTGCAGCTCGTAGTTGCCTCCAGCTCCGATGACCATACGATCACGGAAGTCAGGACGGCCACCAGTACCATCGAGCACGCGCCATCCCTTCGGAACGTTGCGCACGTCGCCCCACCAAGGTGCAATGCACCCGGCAGGGATGATGGCACGGGCCAGTGCCTGAATCTCAGCGGCTGTGTACATGTCGCAGTCTGCTGCGGTCAAATCGGTCAGCCGCTTGGTGACCCTAGTCCGATTTGAGTTATGAAAATCCAGATCACCACTGTCGCCGTCGTTATCGTCTCCTGCTGTTCGCATGATCCAATACTTGGTGATGTAGGGCGCGATAGCCTCGTGTACGAAGCGTGCGCTGAACCCGTGGCTGTGAGGCTCGGCCTTACCGGTTTCTTGGTTGCCGAACTCCATGCTGGACTTGTACCGCTTGGTCTGCTTGTTGGCAGCGTCCTTCTTCTTCTTCCCGGTTCGTTCCGAGCTGTTGAGGATGTTGGACACGTAGCCGTGGGTGTGAGGTGGCACCTCCTTCGTGGTCAATGCGTGGCCGTCGGTCTGGCCGTCGATGATGATGTCGAAGTTGTACTTGCCACCGGTGCTGTTCAGTGGGAACTGATTCCCGGCACCAATGGCTGTGCGGTTGGTCATGTTGGGCGTGCGACCGCCCAACCCGTTGCAGATGGTGTAGCCTTCCGGCACATCTTCCGCGCCACCATTCCACACAAAGCACATACCCACAGGGATGGTGGCATTCACCAACCTGCGGATCTCCCCGCGCGTGTAACTGCCCAAGTCATGAGCAGTCAGCGCAGAGACGGATTTGCGGACTTTGGTAGTCATTAGCTCCGTACCTCCAGTCTTACGCCCATGTTGTCATAGAAGCGGACGATCTCTTTGATCTTCTCCGGGCTGGCGCTTTCACCCGTAGATTGCTGGCTGAGAACCAGCAGACAGTCCACTCGACGGCGGTATGCCGCCCTTGCACGTTCCTCACTGAAATACAACAGCTTGTCGATCAGCGCATCCAGCTCAGCCGTGGTCATGTCGTTGTAGGCGAAGTCAAGCTCGGTTGCGACAGGGATGATCCCGAAGTCAACGTCCTTAACCCCGCCACGACGGAACCAGCAGGCGGTGTACTGCTGCGCGTCACGCGGCTTCACCTTCGGCTGGAAAGCTCCGGTCATGTTGTATCGGTGGTAGGTGCAGTCCATCTCCACCTCGTACTCGTACTCTTCCCCGGTGATTGGGTCGATGCCGATTGCCAGAGGGTACTCAGGGCCGGTGAGGTTGTAGCCTCCCATGTCCTCGATGATGCCCTCCTGAATCTGCGAGCCATCACCCCAGTCGATGCTGGTGGTACTTACTGGCTCGTCGTCCTCTTCCTCCGAGTCCAAGGAGTAGTCGAACACAGCAGAGAGGTGGCGGTCTGGTCGCCCTTCCAGCGGGGAGCCGGGAGGGTACACTGTCCACTCAGGTTGAGGTGCCAGCATGTTGCACGATGCCAGTGGGTAGTAGGCGGTGCTGCCCTTGCGCCCTGTAGCCTGCCGGGTAGCGAATGCCACCGACCTGCGGGATACGATTGGGTTGCCGTGTGCCTCAACGTCGTCAGGGTCTTCCGGGTTGACCAGATACCACTGCTCCGTCTTCTCTTCCACGTAGGTCATGCGCTGGTTGAACACTGTGCCTTCGGACACACTGTACTCCGAGGGGAGCCAGAACTTGTCCTGACGGCTGATCTCGTGCCAGTCCTCGACGAGGCGCAGTTCGAGGTTCCAGATAACCTTGTCTTTCGGCAAGGCACCACCGTCGTTCTTGAACACCACACTGTCACGGTTCACCTGAGTCGAGGCCCAAATGAGTGACTGCATCGGCTTGTTGGCCGCATCGAGCTTGGTGTTGCTCCAGCTCAACTGGTGGGCGATGTTCCGCCACACACGACCTGTAGGATCTTTGTTGGGTGCGAAGCCGCCGAGATAGTTCGTCTTCTCAACTGGGTAGCCCAGCTTGTCGAAGGCGTAATCACAGTAGCTGTTCGTGAACTCAAGGTCAGACCAGATGATGGTGTCGTATGCCTCGTACTGGAAGAACTCGAAGTTCGGGTATCTCCAGTGCTGGAACGGGAAGTTGATGATTGGGGTGATCTCCGACTTCGTGGTGAAGATCTGCGGGATGAACGTCAGGGCCGAGAACTCAGCATCGGGGTGAGCCGCCTGAGTCTCTTCCTTCGCCCGCTGCGTGTACACACCGAGGCTATCACGGAGCCAGTTGGCTGCGTCTAGTTCCTGCTGTGTTGCACGCTGCTTCGTGAAGGTGGTGATGTCCTTCCACACCGGCAGCTCGATACCATCAGCGAGTGCAGCCCTCTTGGTTGGCTCGTCGTAAACGAACAGGCGCCCGTTCTGATACGAGCCGTCCCAGTACCATGGCTCACCAACTTGGAACAGCTTCTTGAGGCCAGCAGGCACGATGTCGGCCAGCTCCTTGAAGCAGCGGCCAACGTAGCTACGGCCTGCCTCTTCCTCGATCCGCGTACCGAAGAACGTGGACGGAGGGTTGTAACCTGTGAGAGCTGGCTTACCAACGGAGTAGTCGCCGTACCAACCACGGAAGCGCTTGTCCAGCTTGAGCTGAGTCTTGTCTTCGTTCGGTACGTCGTTCACCTCCAGTAGCTTGTACACCGTCTCCTTGCCACCGTCTTCCGGGTGAGCGAAGCGGATGTCCGCTGCCCACTCCTTGTTCGGGTTGAACAAGCCCTGATGCTCCCACCCTCCGAGGAAGGGGTTCTCAGTGGACGACCAAGGGTGCTTGCCCTCGATCTTGATGTACTCGTCGTCAACCTCAAGGACTTGGAAGCCTTGGCAGAGCTGCATCCAGTGCCGGTGGTTGTACTTCACGTAGTCGTAGAATACCTCCATGGACACCGCGATGATACACTCGAAGTTGAAGCGCTGACACTGTTGCAGGAAGTCCTCGTGCCACAACCGGACAACCTCGTCGAGGCACTCGGTGCGGGACAGTTGGAACTGCTGCGTATCCTCATAGAACACCAGCTTCGGATAGTTGCTGATGCCCATGTAGTGGTTGATGATGCCACGGTAGCCCAGCTTGTACATGTCCTCAACCACGCGGCGCGGGTTGGTGTTGGCGATGTCATCGAAGCTGGTGGCGATGCCGAGGTCGGTCTGGTACGGGGTGCCGTCGAGGTTCTGAGGTCGGCCACGGGCGTGGGTCTTGGGTGCTCCATCGCTCTTGCGGAAGCAGCGGATGTTGCTCACCACTACATCACCCAGCCGTGGCTCCTTGATCGGAGCACGGGGCAAGTCCTCATTCTCCAGACCTTCCTCGTCGTACCCGCCGATTGCGTAGAAGTCCTTGTCCACCACGTTGATGGACAGGCGGCGCAGGTCAGTGACCGGCACCTTCTCCTTGAACGGGTCGTTAGGCCCGAACCCGGTGTACAGGTTGTCGAAGTCCAAGGTGATGTTCATCTTGTTCGGCGTGCTGGTAACTGGGTCGGCGTACTGCCACAGACGGATGTACCACTCCTTACCATCGGGAGTGGTGAAGGTCAGGGACGTACCATAGGCCATGTCAGCAGCACGGTAAGTGTCTGGAGTCATGTCCATAGTGAACGTCATCTTGTATCCGGTGAAGTCCCGCTCGTGAGGTTCAACGTAGCTCTTGAGCTTGTTGTGCCGTGGCAGGTACTCTTCACCGTCCATGTTGAACACAGCTTGCGCAATGTGGTCGTTGGAGAACAGCTTGGTGGTCAGGGTGAACCCGTCGTCCATGCTGTTGCGGATCGCGGTTTTGGAGGGGCGCTGGAACACGGCAAACCAGAGCTGGCCGTAGAACATAGGCACCCGTTCCCACTCGTGATTCTCGGGCTGCGTCTCAATATCAACGTTACGAAACCCGGAATCATAAGGGCGTTCCGCGTACATCAGCTCGTAATGGCCGTCACGCGAAATCATGTCACCTCCTATTCAGCGACGTAGTTAAGGGCGATCCCGAGGAAGAAGGCGTCCTCACTGGAGGTTGCCAGCGTATCCTCGGGGTGTTGTGGAACCCGGCTCACGCGGATGTACAGCACTTGGCTGATGTCCGCTGCGGGCATCGGGAACACGGAGCGATAGTGGGTAACGTCTTGCGGACGTACAGCCACCGTGAACTCCACCGGGTTGGTGAAGTCCGCTTGGAACTCACCGGGGCCTTGCAGTGCAGTCTCGATGCGCCACCGGGTGTTGCCAGCGTTCTCGCCGGACACCATGAAGCGCATCTCCACACCTTGAGCCACGGGCATATCTGGAGGGGTAATTACCACGGCCTGACAGGATCGTGTCTTGTCAGCGAAGAACGCATGAGCAGGAGACTCGATCTTGCCCTGTGGGCGGTGGGTGACGATGGTGCTGCCATCTGTCAGTTTTGGGCGGAACCCGTTAGCTGGCCACCACACGCGAGCATAGCTAGACATGCTGTAGGCACGAACGTCAGCGATAGGGTCACCCATCAGGGCAAACACCCGGTCGCCAGCGTCCAGCGGCTCGGTGAAGATCAGGGCGCGCTCAGCCTTGCTCACTGTGAAGTCACCCTTGAGCGGGTCTTGCAGCACACCGTTAAGCCAGACAACTGGGTTGATAACACCGATAGGCGAGATGAACTTGGTCTGGCCCTGTACCGCCACGGGTGGCGACCAAGGGATGCTGGTCAGTTGCAGGTCGGACAGGCTGTTCTCCAGCCCGCTAATACGATCCTCTACGCCCATAACCCGGTCGAGACGTGCAGCCTCGTGTGGGTCGTTGGTGTTCTTGGCGAGGTTGTAGATCTTGAACCCGCGCATATTGAGGTTGCCAGTGGCCACCTCGTCGCCGTCGTCGTTGTCACCGCCATCGAAGAACCCGTCAAGGAACTGGTGGGCGATGTACAACTGGTTCAGGAACGAGTTGTTGATCTGGTCTTTGTTGTACACGTTGCCGCGCTCGAAGTCAGAGTAAACCCGGTCGAGCGGCTGGATGCGTCGAATGAGGACGGTAGTACCCAGCTCGGGAGCTTCCTCAAGGTTGACACGGTTCGGGTCGGAAGGGTTGATGGTGTTGGGTTTCTCCTTGCCATCGACGTACACATGCACGTCGGCGGCATTGAGGTAGCCCACGCCATACCCAGTGAACCCGAAGGTGAAGGACTTCGAGAAGCCGTCACCCGTGGCCAGTGTGTAGCTGTAGCCACTGTTGGTTACTGGATCGAACATTGAAACCTCCTATAGTGCAACTTAATCCGGCAGGACGCCTGTTGCCATGTTGTAGACTGTCGAGTCGATGAACGGGATGACACGTCGGATGTCCCGCATGTGCTTCTCACGCTCGCGCTGACTCATTTGATACTTCGGTGTTGTGGCAAGCTGAGCAGCGCCACCCACGGCCTTGCTGTAGTCTGCCATCATGTCCACTGCCGGGATACCGGAGAACGTCTGCACGCCTGCGCGGTTCGGGGCTGCGATCATGTTGTCAGGGAGCAGGCGCATGGAAGCCGCCATCTGCAAGGGGATCATCGGGCCAGCCAAGTGGCCGACACGGTTCATCATTCCCCAGAACATACCCTCGTCGGAGTACGCCTTCTGGAGATACTTCTGGCGATCCTTGGCGTCCTTGGTAGCTGCCATCATCTCGGTGTACGCCCAGTAGCTAGCACCCGCCAGAGCGGACTGGTAAGCGAAGGACACGGCACCGAGGGCCTTCTCGTTACGCACACCACGAACCAGCATCTTCTCGTAAGATCCGATGGAGAAGTTCAGCAGCGAGGTAAGGAACTTGCCCAGCTCCTTATGCACAAGCGGCGACTGCTCACCAATGCTCATGCGCAGGAAGCTGGCAGCCTGAGTGTTGCGGACAGCCGTTGCCAGCTCGTTGTACAGCTTCGGCTCCAGAGAGCGGACAGCGGCGAAGGTATCCTCCGGGCTGGCCTTGAGGTGAGCGATCACCTTCTCCAATCCATCTTCGGACATGCCACCGGCACCCAGCAGAGACTGGCGCATCACCGGGGTGACTTTGCCTGCCTTGACTGCCGACTGCAAGTTGCCGACGATGGCACGAGCTACCATCTCTTCCCCGCCGTGTTGGATGGTACGGAAGAGGTTGAGGGTCATAGCTGCGTGTACGCCCTTGCCGAGGAAGCTGTTAACGATGTTGCCCAGCTTGGTGCGAGCTGCATCATCGAAGTCGCTGTTGTTGTAGAACTGCTTGCCGAACAGGTATTCCTGATGCCCGGTCGCAGAGAAGGTCTTGCCGAACTCCTTCATGAAGGCGTCCTTCTCGATGGACTTCTCTGTCAGGTTGAAGAACCGGGACTGTGGCAGCTTGGACAACACACTCATGGCACCGTTACGCGCCATCGCTGTACCGTACTCCGGGATGGTCATCAAGCCGGTGGTACGGAGGCGAGTCATGATGGTTGCCTTTCGGATCATCTTACCCACGTCCGTCAGCGCATCAGATGCACTAGACTGCAATGGTTCCTTGTACATCAGCGAGACGCCATCGTCGATCAGGTTCTGATACTCAGACGACTCCATCTTGGCCAGCTCACGTTCGGCGGCTGCTGCCACCTTCGGATTGCTGCTGGTTGCCTCCTTGCGCAGGTCGTTGATCGCTGCCTTGCGCAGGTCTTCCATGGTGCGCTGGAGCTGGGTGCGCGAGCGGTATCCCTGAGAAGCCAGACCGGCATTGGCCGAGGCATCACTGGCGTACTTCATCACCCGATCAATGCTGGTGTCGATAAGGTCAACCATGCGAACACCGCCACCCTCTGCGAGCAGGTTGGGCTTGAGCGAGAACATCGCACGGGGAGACATCAGCTCCTTCTCTTCCTTGCTGAACAGGGTTTCCTCCAGCTCCCGGATGATGGTGCTGTCCACGCCACGCGCTTGAAGCTCCTTCTCCAGATGCTTGAACTCTGTCTGACTCAGCGCCTTCTGGTTGACTGCACGCCCATTGGTCTTCATCGCGGTGGCTCGCTCAATCTGCATGTTGGCCAGCCGCACTGCGTTCTCACGGGTCAGCTTGATGCCGCCAGTCTCGTATGCACGAGCAATGGTGTTGACCACTTCGTCTGCGTGAACGCCACCGGTGGCAAGCAACTTGGCTTGGTCGAAGATCACAGAGTGGTAGGAGTTACTGTGCTCGATCTTGTCGAACCCAATCACCCCGTAGTCCTTGTTGTACTTCAAGGCCATCTCATAGATACGAGCGCGTGCCTTAGCTGCCGCGATGACTGGGCTGTCGTCCGGGCTGGGTGCGTTCGACTTGATGTCGCCGCGAGCCTGAGCCATCACGACTTCTGCGTCGAACTCGTCGCGCAGCCTTCCCCGGTTGCGCCCGAACAGGCCCTGTCCCTGCGCCTGCGCGTACTGTTCAAACGCTTGCTCGGCCTCAAGGTAATGGGGCACGGTGCGGTGGAACAGCGTGTCAGCCAGTTCCTCGGCGCTCTGGTGGCCCTCGATGGTGCGGGTTCCGTTGCGGAACAACTGTATGCCCAGCCCGCGAGTGCCCGCGTCAGGGGCCGCGTCGATGGCGCTGGAGAGCGATTTGAGCGGGCCTGCACCCTTGACCATCCGGCTGATCCGAGGCGTGTTGTAGCCGAGCTGAGCGGCCCTGCGGCCAGCCTCGAACACCTCGTCCACGTCCGATTTAGTCAGCAGGTCGTCATAGGTGGCAATGTCGGAATACGCCCGACGAACGGACATTGCGCCCATCGACTGCGGATCATCCATGCCGCCAGCCCCCGCCGTTTGCGGCTCAGGGGCGTCAGGGCGCATCTCTGGAGGCACTTCGCGCTTAGGCAGACTCTGACCAAGGTACTCGGAGACATGCGCGTCAAACTCGCCGCTCTCGCCTTTCAGCTCGCGGTATCGGGCCATCATGCTCTCGGGCACCTTGCCATTGGTCAACTGGTCGGCCATGGTGTTGGTCTGCTTGGCGCTAGCTGCGGTGGCCAGACGTTCATCCAAGGCCGACTGCCGGGTTGCGATGGCTGCTTGGATCTGCGCAATCTGCTTAGCCCGAGCTGACGGCTTGAGGAACTTGTCGGCCTCCAGCTTGGCGATCATCTCCTTGCGCTCCTTGGCATAGACCCGGAACTCGTCCTTGGCCTTGGATATTGCAGCCTTACCCTCTGCCTCAATGCGGCCACCGTGTTCCGCCTTGAGCTGATCCATGATCTCCTTCTCGGACAGGGCACGCTTGCGCACCTGAACATCGGCCTCCTTGGTGGCGAGTGCTGCGTCCACTTTGTTGTAGGTGTCACCCTGCATCATGTGGTTGACCTGCACCGTGTTGTCAGCGTCGATCTCGTTGGCCTGTCGCAGGTATCGCTGTTGGCTCAAGTGAGACAGGCCACGACCACCGAGGGTAATGGCACCGCCCAGCAATGCACCAGCGGCACCTGCCATGGCCACGTCCTTCATGCTGCGCTGAGTGTCACCCTGCATCAGGGCATACTCCACTGCGACGTTCTGGCCCATGCCCGAGAGCATCGAGGCACCCACGGCGCGGAAGGTGTTGAGCTTGGTGCCTGCTGCGAGGCCACCCGATGTGAGCATGGCTGGGATCAGAACCGGGTCGGCAATACCTGCCAACAGCTCCATCCCTGTGCCAGCCCAGCCGCCGCGATCCAGAACCTTGACGGCTTCACGGTCTTCGTTGATGCGCTCCAGCCTGCGCCCGTAGTTCTCTTGGCTACTGGCCTGAGTCAGGAACTCAGTCTCGCGCTCGGTCATGCCTTTGCGCTGAGCCTCGTAGATCATCTCCGGGGTTACATTGAACTGCTCGTCGTACTGCGCGAATTGCATCTCACGCTGGCGGGATGCAGCACTGGAGATCCAGTGCCGCTGCTTGGCTGCTTCCCACAACTCACCCGCTGTGGGTTCTGCACCCTCAAGCTCGGGCTTTGCGTAAAGCTCCTGCTCGGGTACATAGGTGCCGCTGTTGTCATCGAACTGGCGCAGCGGTTGCTGGTTGTTCGGGTACGGCTGCGGCTGCTTCTTCTTAGCCATGTGTCACCTCTCAATAGAATTTGTCTGGTTTGGCTGCACCTCCCATGAATCCAGTCCAAGGGGTGCCGCCGTTGATCTGGCGATAGAGGATGTCGTTTGCTTCCTCTGCCGTCTGGCGAGCCTTGTCTTTCCCGACCTTGATCTGCTTGCGCAGCTTGTCGAGGTCAGCCGACTTACCAATGCGAGCTGCATCCTGCGTGAGGTGCGCACCGCCGACTTGGTTGCCGTCAGCATCAAAGATGCGGAACACGCTCCCGTCGTTGGTAAACTGGTAGCTGATCTGATCCGGGGTCAACTCCCGTCCAGCCTCCTTGCTGATCTCTGGCAGGAGGGTAAGGGTGTACGCCTCCATCGCATTGTCAGCCTGAGTCTGGCTAACAGGCTTGTCGTCTGCGCTCATGGCGTGACGGTAGACACCCTGTGGTACGTTGACCAGTGTGCCGTTGTACGTCTGAGTCATTTGCGACATCTGCTGCTTAACGGTGCGCTCGGCGTTCTTCTCAGGGTCGAGGCCACCAGCGTACAGCTTGCTCTGCGCCTCTGCTCCCCACTTGTTGGCCATCTGCGCACGCTGCCACTCAGGGACTTCCTTAGCACCACCCAGCCACTGCGAGAGGTAGCTAGGGTTCAGGACAGATTCGACCTGAGCCTGTACGGCAGTGGACTGGCTATCCCGCATGTCGCGGGTTACTTGGTACGGGTTGGTCTTGATCTGGACAGCGCGACGGAAGGCCACATCAGGCGGCAAGTTCTTGCTGAACGACTGGAAGTTGGATGCGAAGGTTTGATCCTGCTCACCAAAGTACATGCCCATCGTCTGAGCGTCCAGCACCTGCAAGGTCTTGAGCTGCTGCTTGACGTAGGGCGGCAAGTCCTTCTCACCTTTGAAGTCGTCCGGGTTGAACGACATCGCGGCTTCGAGGGTACTGGTCAGCCCCGGCAGCTTCATACGGTTAGAGCGCGACCAAGCTACCTGCTGTTGCAATGCCCAGTCACTGACCTGCTGAGGGTCGCCACCTGCGTCGATACGCTTCTGAGCCTCAAGGGCCAGACCGCCCTCGAAGTTCTTGGCGATCTTGTTCCGCTCTTGGTCGCTGTACGCCTGATTCAAACCCAGCGGGATCTGGCTCTGGTTGTACATGGCGACCATCGACTGGCCGTACCCTTGGTTCTCCTTGACGCGGGCCTTCGCTGCCGAGTCCATACGGAGACGGAGGCTGGCGATGGCGTGTGCGCTGTAGGAGCCGGGGAACTCTTGGTTGATCTGCTCGATGCGCTTGAGGGTCGAACCCCAGCTAGCCTGCCCGTTGATCGCGGCGAGTTCCAGCTTGCCCATCTCGTCGCCGATCATTGGTGCCATCTCTCGGGCGTGCCACTGGTCGTACTGGTCGTTGGCGGTCTTGAGAAGCTGGCTCCCCTTCGACCAATCCGTCTGCTCCAGTTGATCCAGCAGGCGACGGTCACCCTGTGCTGCGGTGGTGGCTGCTGCCTGCATCAGCATCTTCTTCATGCTGAACTCAGACACGCCCATCATCTTGGCACGAGCCGGGATCTCGTTCTGCACGATGTCGGCACCAGTAGTGGCCGGGTCGCCCAGCAGGTCTTGGATGCTGGTATTCAGCGCCTCTTCCCGCTTGGCAGTTCGATAGTCACTACGGATCTTTTCGGACACGCCCACGAGGGCCTGCTGGCTCTCTTGGATGTTCATGGACGTGTCGCGCATCGTCCACTTATCCACCCCGTACTTGTCCATCAGTGGCTGGTACTCAGCCTGCTGGGCTTTCAGGAAGTCATCCTGCGACATCTCCGGGTTCTCTTGCAGCAACTGCACGAGCCGGTTGTTTGCCTCCTGCACGTCGTGCTTGGAGACGATGGTGTTGTAGGCCATCCGGCCAGCGACGGTAGCGTCTTGGGTGATACCCTGACGCTCGTTCTCTGCCTTCCAGATGTCCTGTGCTGCGATGGTGCTTTGCTTGATCCGGTCTTCCTCAACCTGCCGCTCAACTTCCATCGAGGCTTGCTCGGACAGGGTTGAGGCGAAGTTGCTCAGGCCAGACATAACATCCGACAAGCCGTTGGATACATACCCAGCGGCTTGTGCTCGGTTAGTCTGTGCAGCCTGTTGGAAGAAGGAGCGGTTGCGCTGGGCACCCTGTACTCCAAGTTCTACGGCTTCACGTTCTGCCATGTTAACCTCCTGCTGTAGGGCCGTTTACTTTCTGCGCCATCTCGAACTTCTTCGCGCCTTGATAGGCACCACCGAACGAGCTGAGAGCAGTACCGCCGATCTTGAGTGCGCCCGCTGCCCACGATGGGCGGCTGATAGGCGAGTAGTCCATACCAGCCTGACCCTGAGAGCGGATCTGGCGGGCTTGGTTGGTGACGTTATCCAGCTTGCTCTGGCGAGTAGCGAGGATGTTGTCGAGGTTGGACTGACGATCACGCGCCAGACCCTGTTCCTGTACTGCAACGGAATTGCCCGCCATACCTGCGGCAGCGGCCATGGTGTTCACCCGGCCACGAGCCTGCATGTAGGACTTCTGCATCTCCGTGTTTGCGTCCGCTTCCTCCAGCAGTGCGTCCTGTTCAACCTGAGAGAGGTCGCCGTAGGATTGCTCCATGGCTTTGGCCTGCTCCCGGTTGTGGATCTCCTGCTGCTCGGCTGAGGCATCCGCTTGGTTCTTACTGTCTTGCACCGAGATGACGGCAGAGGCGACCGAAGCCGCCGCTGCTGCGTACATCATGATCGGGATAGCAATTGCCATTACAACCTCCGGCCAGTCTGCTGGTAGCTACCCTCCCATTCCAACCCACGAATCTGGAGCGGAAGGTGGCTATCCGAGAATACTTCGATTGTAGCTTCGTGGGTGAACAGCCGGACAGGTACAGGGAACGTGCCGCTGATAAGCGGAGCGAAGCCCACCCGGTTGTTGAAGCTACCCATGCGACGACCATAGAACGGATACTTCCACTGACGACCCATGGGATCGCTGACGAACACAGTGAAGGCACCAGTGCGGTCGAAGTTGACGCTGGCACGGCCCATGGTGATGCGGTCGATTGCCATCACGTTGCCAGACTGATCCTTGAGGAACGGCTGGGTGGGGATGTATCGGAACGCATACCGCCGACCCATCAGGATCGTCACGGACTGGGTAACCGTCTCGTCAGCCAGCGAGGTGCTGGTGTAGAACGAGTTGTCGCCCAGCCCTTTCTGGAACTCAAACTCCGTGCCGATGTCGGTCGGGTAGCAGCCCGTGGCGTGGATGGCCAGCCAATGGTCGAGGTCGGCAGTGCTGACACCGAACGGCATAGTCCAGCGCCACACGCGAGCTGTTGCATCCCACGTCGCCGTGGTGGTCACCTTGCGGTCGAGGCGGCACGGGAAGTCCATACCTGCATCGTCGTCGTCGTTGGTGAGCGCCATGTGCTCCAGATACACCTTGCCGTCACTGTGCAGGAAGATGAAGAACACGTCGTCATCTACGAACTGGCAGTGCAGCAACTTTGCTCCAGCCTCGAACGTCCAGCGGTGCCATGCAGCCTGCACCTTGTCCGCACCTTGCCACAGCCAGTTGTACACGTAGGCCACGTTCTCTTCTGCGTCAGTGCGGACGACCAGCACGTTGGTGTTCGGGTTGCTACTGAGCTGGCGAACCTGCCCCTTAATCAGCTTCTCGACGTGCTCGGTGATAGGACGTGCGGACTTGGTGTCCTTGTCGCTGTCCGTGAACATCTCGCGGATGCCCGACCAGTTGCCCGCGTCATACGCGAACATGATCGACTCACCCGTGATTGCTGGCTTGGCGAAGATGTTCATTGGGAACGAGGTCACCTGCTTGAACACCACGTTGGCGTAGGTAACGGGCTTGTCACCCTTCACCATGAACTGGCCATTGCTGGCAAAGAAGATGGCGTCACCGTCCACCGTGACGGAGTTCTTGATGATGTTGATCTTCTCCGAGTCAGAGAATGTGTCAATCGGGTCTGAGTCCGTTTCGGTCTGACTCGACTCCTTGAAGAAGTTGAAGAAGTCATTAGAGCGTGTGAACACCGCCGCCTCGTCGCTGGTGAAGAACAGGCGGTTCTGGAAGGTGCCCACGGACTGCACGTAGTTGTCGAGGAACGACGGGAACTTCACCGTGTCATCGTTGCCCACCTTGCGGTCATCCCACGCACCAGCTCGCAGCTCGAAGTGTGGAACCCCGGCGTTGATGGTGGTACGAATCAGGGTGTGGGGCATCGTCCTGTTGTCGAAGCCCAACCGGGCACCGCCTTCTAGGGACTCTTCCCACTTCACCTTGGAGCCATCGGTGCCGACTGCCTTGAGCCAGTAACTGTTACGCTTCACGCCCTCGGTGTTCTGAATCTCAACGATCCAGTTCAGCGGGGCATAGGGCGGCAGGTAGGCCGGAGACTTCACGCGGTTCTGGACTGCGATCAGGTCGCCACCATTGGCACCGTCCACCGTGGTGATGGTGTTGATAGGCTGGCCGTTGCGGTAGACGAAGATCACGTTGTTGTTCTGCGTGACGTTGAAAGACTCCACCGCACCAGATGCAGATATGTCGTAGGTTCCGTTGTCGTTACCCTGAGCTGTGGTTGCACCCTCCCGCATGAGCTGGGCGAATACCTCAGCGATGCGGTTAGTCTTCACGCTGTTGCTGGCGTTGTCAGCGGCTACGGGGTTACCAGTGTAGGATGCCCGAGGCGTGTTGATGGTGAAGACAGTGCCGCCTGCCCCGTTCATGTCCGGGTTGACCTTGATCTGGTACGTCCGGCTGTACGTAGCATATTGGCAGTAGACCAGCGCCGCGTTGGCCGGGTTCTTGGCTTGCACGTCGGTGCGGGCCTTCACCTGCACTTTGTTGTTCGCCATGAAGGTGAAGTCGCCGATGGTGCTGAACGCGATGTTGCGCAGCGGATCATCGGTGGTCATGTAGTCCCACACTGCCTGCGGCGCATCCACCGTACACTTGACGCCCTTGGTGTTGAAGATCGAAGGTGTGGCGGTGTCGGGTTCCACGAAGATGAAATACTTCTCTTCGTCTCCCCGGTCATAGAAGTGGATCGTGGTACGTGGGTCGTAAGGCTTGCCCGAGGTCATCGGGAGCACAGCCCGGTACGACGTACCAATGCGCTTGTACAGGGAGTCCAGCGCAGACGGGATGCCGTTCTCCTGCAACGTGCATTGCCCGTTGAGTCGATCCCGATCTGCCTGCTGGCTCATGCCTTGGATGGGGCGACCCCACCCTGCTTGACATCTGGCCATAGGCCCTCCTTAGTTGTTGTTCATGAACCCGCCAATGCTGGCGATTGGATGACGCAGGTTCGGGTTCTGGAAGTAGTTGCGCTTGCGGTGCGTGGCGTCTTCCTGCTCCAGAGCAATGAAGCTGCGCTGTGCCTGCTGCTGCAACGAAGCGAACTTGGCTTGGTCAACATCTTTGTCGTGGACGTACCAGAAGCGGGCCGAATCCACGATGGCATCCTTGGCGGTCTGCGGCAGGTCGTCGTAGTCCACGAAGGCGATGATGTCCAGCGGGATGTACTTGAGAACCGGGTCTGCCAATGCAGTCAGGTCGAAGCCGTATTCCAGCATGTCCATCAGGTGGTTGCCCCGCACCGCCAGCTTAACCTCACGGAGCTGATGCGTGCGCTTGAGCCGAACGGCTAGGCAATTGTTGGGCAGAGTTACCCGGCCAGTGTCTGGCGCTGGGTACAGCTTGTGGAACGACTCTTGGTTGAACCAATAGCCCTTGCCCTTGTTGGTTTGAATGGTGGCGCTGATATCATCCAGCACCCGGTTGATGTCACCCGCGTCAACGTGGTAGTCGATCTCGTTGAGCGTGGTGATACCCGCCTGACCCATAGCATCCAGCACGCGGTTGATTGCGTGCAGCTTGGTCAGCTCGGGCATGAATCCAGCTACTTTCATGCGTCCTCCTAGTCTCACAGTGTGAGACAAAAATAAGCCCCGAGGCCAACCCGAAGGTCAGCCAAGGGGCATGGGTGAGAAGATTACTTCTTCTCGGTGGTCGGAGTTTCGACCAGAGCGGCTGGCTTGACCAGCGCGTTGACAGCGGCGACGACGGCCAGAGCCAGTGCGTCAGCGTCAACCGCAGGAGCAGCAGCAGCGCGCATCATCTGCACGCCCGGCCCGGTTGGGTCGGTGCCCTCGAACGAATCGACCTGCATGCGCTTACGCTTCACGCGGGTGGTCAGTCGTGCAGTCACGTCTTGCAGCGAGGTGTCGGTAGCGTCAGCACCGAAGCCTGCCATCAGGTGTTCCCAGCGATCCGGGATGGCGCCTTCCGCGAGGTACGAGTCAACGTACCAAGTCTTGTTCGCCTTGTTCCACCAGATCTCGCCGGTCAGGGCGATGGAGCGGCCCACGAGCAGAGCTTCGTTGCCGAAGATCACGAACATGCAGGCTTCCATGTCGGAGGTCACGTCGTAACGGAAACCGTTGGACGCCTTCGACAGCAGGTGGTGGTCGTTGACTTGACCGTCGATGTCGATGTGGTCGCGGTTCTTGTTCGGGAAGTGGTTGGTCGGAACAACTGGGATGTTGTACGACTTGAGCACGAACCCGGTCACGCCAGCAGCGCCGTAGGTGTTGTAGCGGGCATCGCAGACGCGCTCGGCGTCACGCAGCGAGTTGAACACCGGCCATGGCATGGCGATGGTCAGCTTCGACAGGTCGAGGTCTTGCAGCACCGCTTGCTCGATGACCATCTCCACGAACGACAGGATGCGAGTCGGGTCGTCCATGTTGAAGTTCTTGTCCTGCGCAGCGATGGAGAAGCCGTGGCCCTTCACACGCGGAACGCTGTTGCGAGCGGTCTTGTTGTTGATGAGCGCACCGTAGATGCACTGTTGCAGCAGCATGCGATCTTCCATCTTCTTGATGGCGGTCACTTGCTCTTCGGCCAGCTTGCCCTTGACCATGATGTCGTCTTGCACATCGTCGAGCATGCCGACAACGTTACGAGCGATCACCGTGGTGTCGATCACCAGCGAGTTTTTGTCGAACTCGGCCTGAGCGCCGCGAACGTCTTTGCCCGGTGCCAGTGCCTGAACCTCGGTGGTGCCGAGGTACTTGTTGGACACGGTGTTGGTGCCCTGAACCTGTTGCAGGTCGAAGTAGGCCATCATGCCCATCAGGTTCACGTAGGCGCGCTTGATCTGGCCAGTGAACTTCTCGAAGGCCAGAGTGGCTGCTTCGCCGGATTTGGAGATCTTCGGATCGACCAAGTTATTAACGTCGGACATGTAGTACCTCTCGTTTCAAATGGAATGGAATAGAGCAGCGGATTTGCCGACTGCTCTATCTATACTGCAACTTAATTACTTGCCAGCGCGGATGCTCTGGCTACGCAGCGAATCGACCTGACGCTGATAATCCCGGTCGTTCCAGTATTTATCAGTGTCCATGATCTTGTTGTACTCGGCAGAGGTGATGAACCCCTTCGAGGTGATGTCGTCGCCCGACTGGCGGGAGGCAGGATCGCCATCACTCAGCAGATCAACGGAGCGGTCGCCCTTGGTCAGCTTGTCGTGCTGGGCCATCTGCTGCTTGGCCATCGAGATGACCATGCGCTGGGCTTCCCACGAATCGCCGCTCATGATGGCGTTGTAGCTGCCGATCTGCTTCTCGTCAAAGTTGGCGAGGATGAACGCCTCCAGCGACTCCAGACCTTCCTTGCCGCCCACCAGCTCGGCGTATTCTGCCTGCTGCGCTTCGGCAGCCTTGGCTGCATCTGCGGTGGTGCGGGCATGCTCTGCGATGGTCTGTTGGTTCAGGCCCCGGTACAGGTTCAGATACCCGTCAACCATGACCTTACCGAACTTCTCGTCCAGCTTGGCGCGGGTGTCGGCAGACAGCTCGAACTTGCCACCCTCGGCAAACAGCTCGGTGAGCAGGGCCTTCTCGTCAACACCAGCATCAGCCAGAGCTGCCGAGATTTCAGAAGGAACCTCGACTTCCACCTGCTGATCGCCGAAGTGGTAGACAGGCGCATCACCTTCCTCGCCCTCCTTGTCGCCCTTCTCTTCGCCGCCTTCCTTGCCGTCGCCTTCGCCAGCGCCTTCGCCCTTGTTCTGGACATCATCAGCATTCGCTCCTTCTTCACCAGCGTTGCCAGCGGTTTCGGATTCGGTAGTCTGCGTACTGGAATCATCGCTGGTTTCCTCGGCGAGGTTGGTAGGGCCGGTGCTGCCGGTCAGGTCGAGCACACCATCTTTCGGTGCGTTGTCAATGATTTCTACTTCGGTGGCCATTACATACCTCCATTACTGGTCATGAGATTATCAACGATGGTCGGGGCAGCCTTGGTCAGGCCCTCTTGCATCATCTGTTGTTGCTGCTGTTCCTGACGGGCAGCTTGCGCATCGGCATACTGTTCGTCCGTCATCATGAATGGCAGCGTCAGGTTGAGCTGGTTGCTCATGTACTGCTGGTAAGCACCCCAGTCCACTCGCTCCTGCAACTGTTGCGGCCAAGCCGCTGGCATGCTGACCATCTCGGTGAACTGTTGGATACGATCCAACTCGGACATCTTCGACAGTGCTTCGATACCAGTCATCAGGGTGATCTTGACGTGCTCTTTGCCCAGCTCCATCCCGATGCGGTTAAGCAACAGGCGGGCGTAAGGCTTCTGCAACGTCGGGGCCAGCAAGGTGTAGTTGCCACCAAGCGCCTGCTCGTTGGACTGGCTGTCACGACGGATCTCGTAGGCGGTCACCCGCTCAGCATTACGCTGGATCTGAGAGTCCATCATGAACGCCTGCCCCACACGACGCTCGTACTTGTCGAGCACCGATGCGATGGGCGTGAAGTCCGCGTACTTCTCCAACTGGAGAACACCGATGTCGTCGATGTTGCCGTACACGTACTCACCAGTCGGGCTGTTAATCAGGTGGTCAACGTCGGTAGTTGCACCCGGCTTAACCAGATACTTGACGTCGGCCATCAGGATCATGCCCTTGGCCAGAGCTTCGCTGAGGAACTGGATCATGTGCAGGTCACCTGCGTGCAGCTCCACTTTGGAGCGGCCATAGTCCTCACCGTAGTTAGCCTCCCAGCGCAGCACGATGAATGGGAACCGATCCTCATGCACGCGGTACTCGGTGCCCACGATGTGACCCTCAGCCTCCTGACGGATGATGTAGAAATCACCGTCGCGCTTGGCCTCGGTATACAGCTCGATGTTGGTGTCGGCGTCCTTACCAGCAGGGCTTGCCCGGTTGGCTCGGATGACAGCTTGGATCTCAGGCGGGAACGTGTCCAGCGCCTTGTGCTCCAGCAGGATCAACTTAAGCAGGGAGCCAGACTTGTCGCGCTTGACCACATAGCGGTTGAGCGGATAGTTCACGGCATCGCCCTTGCGTGGGAGGTAGAGGCAGGTGTTGCCCACAGCCAACAGGTGGCGGATAGCCTGCCCGATAGCTGAGCGGCCACTGATGCGCTCGTGTTCCAGCATGGCTTCCTTGACGGCAGCAGCCAGTAAGGTCTGTGCCTTGACGGTGGCCCCTGCTTCCTGTCGAAGTTGCAACAGGGTGGACTGCTCCAGCTCCGTCCCGAAGAACGGGGAGTGAGGCGGGAACATGGTCATCACAAGCCGGTTCTCCAGATGCGTCAGTGCCGAGGCCCCGAAGCTCTGCCAGCCGGTGGTGTTCATGCTGTCGCCGTAGTCGCCCATGCCTACGTGGTCGAAGTCAACCAGCAGGTGTGGGATTGTGTAGCGACTGAATCGCTTGCCGCGCTCAACGAATGCGTTACGCATCGGCTTTAGCTTTTCGTATGCCTGCTTGATGGTCTTAGACTTCTGACCACCCGCTTGCTTTACATTGGCGCGACCGCGCAGGGTCAGGTCGATCTGGCCCGTCTGGTGTACGATAGGTCGGACATCGCGGTTCATGGCACCTCCTTAAACGGCGAGGCCAGTACCAGCCGCCGACTTGGGACGAACCAGTTGGCGCTTACCTTTGTCGGCACCGGTATCAACGTCGCCGTCACCGAGGGTCACATCCTCGGGCTGGACATCCACCATGCGCTCAGGGCGGTCAGCGGTGAAAGTCTCTTTCGGCTTCTTGGGTTTGCTGCTCATGTTACCTCCTTGCGGTACTCAGTACCTACGTGGGAATATCCCATGCGCTGATAGAACTCGGCGGTTTGTTCCTCATGGATGCCAGAGGCGACGGAGAGCTGCACATGCGTGGCTCCCTTCTCCTTGGCCCATGCCTCCCAACCCTTGACGAGCTTGAATGCAGCGCGGCTTCCCCGGTATTCTGGCTCGACATAAAGGATCGTGTCCATCGCCATCTTGGCCGGGTTCCAAGGCAGCGGGCAACAAAAGCCCCACAGAAAGCCCACGAGCTTAGCGTCATCGAACACCAGCAAGAAGCAGCCGTCATCCATCATAATGGTTTGGGCTGCCGATTGCAGAGCGTAGTCCTGTAGGACAGGGTTGCTCTTGGTGTCCGCTTCGTTAGCATAGCGGGCTGACAGTGGGGCGATTAGTAGCATGTCGAGCAAGGTTGCTTGACGAGTGTGGATCATGGCTTGAAGTGAGCCTCGATCTGGCGCCGGAGCGCACGCTTCGTGCTATTGGCTACGAACACACCAAGTGCGGACGTAGGGGATTCTGTATCTTCTGACAGGAATCCCATCAAAGTTTCGTAAGCCTCCCGGCCAATGCGTTGCACCTTGGGCGCACCCCGCAGGCCGGTTGGCTCGGGGGTGTCGCCGTGAACACGCATGGACGGAGAGAGATGGCTGTCGTTCATTCGAGGTCGTCCTCTCCTGTTGCGGTTGATAGAGATGCCACCGTAGATACAATGGCATCGACCCGTAGGCCATGTACTGCTGCCTGCTCACGCAGGTCTTGTGGGATCTCCTTTCCAGCCTGAGCCAGATCGAAGATCTCCTTGAAGGTTTCGTATTGAGTCACGTCCTTCTCCTATACTGCAACTTAAAAGTCGCCAGTGGTTTTGTCGTGGCGTTCCTCCATCACCTTGGGCAGACGGATCTTACCCTTGGAGCTGTCGGACAGGCCGCGAACCCGGTAGACCTTGTTGACTGGGTTGTCAACGTGGCCAATTGGTTTGGTGCAGAAGCCGTGGAACAGGCGGTCGGCGTCCTCGTGAGTCCAGCCCTTGCCGAGCATGGCCTTGATAAGGTTGTCGCCTTCCCACTTGAGGATCAGGTTGGCCACCTTGTTGGCGTACTTGCCGGTGCCTTCCTCGATGCCGACGCACAGCAGGTCGTAGTTGATTTCACGAACCCACTTCATCATGCGCCAGCCTTTGTGGCCCGCCTCCCAGCCGGTTTCCGGTTTGAAGACGGCGCCTTCCTCACCAGCTTCGATGCACTCATTGGCGAAGGCTTCAACCTCGCCCTCGCCCCAGATGCAGGTCATCGGGAGCTGAGTATAGTTGCCGGGAGGGCACATCATCAGGTTGCGGTTCATGCGGGATACGCGCTCGGTGTACTTGACATCCGACACGCCCGCCTTGAATTCCTCGATGGTGAGGTGGTCGTGCAGGTACAGGTGCATGCTCGGCAGCAGGGCCTCCTGCTCTGGCGACAGTGGCTTGGTGCGGTTCGGGTTCACAATCCCGCTCAGCACTTCGAGGCTGCACTGGTCGTTGCACAGCTCAGCGAGGTAGATACCCACCGGGAACAGGGCGCTTTGCAGTTCACACTCCAGAGCCTGCACGTTCTGCATCAGTCGGCTGGTGCGGTTGAAGATCAGTACGCGCTGAGGGAGAGAGAGGATCAGGGCGTATACCCCATCCTTCTTCACCTGCCCGAACAGGGGGAACTTGACTTGCTTGTGCAGCTTGCCATTGTTCACTTCCTGCCAGTGCTTGAGCTTCATGACAGTCTTTTCTTCGGGGCGCTGCGGGGCACAGCCGATGAAATTCCAGATACGTTCAACCACGGGTCACCTCCAGATACTTGATGGTTTGGATTGCGTGGTCAAGGGACAGGAAGACTTGCTTGCCCGGTTGCCACAGGTACTCAGCCAGCGCTATCAGCTCCACCTTGGTGGGTTGCTGGCAATGTTCACGCTCCCAGTAACTAACGCGCAGACTCAGGCGGAAGCCAGAGCAGCACACGTTCAGTTCTAGATTACGGGTACACTGATCCATGTGCTGATGAATAGTCCACGGATCGTTCACGCTGCGATGATGATTCAGATAAGCCATGTGGCCTCCTAGATTTTGATGATGCGCAACTTGCGCAGAGTCCAGATCACGAAGCGAAGGAACCAGCTACCCTTCGGCGGACGTGGGTTGGTGCTGTTCGGGATGGCCCAAGCCTGATCGTATGCGCTACGGTAGGCGAAGCGGCAATCGACTGGCACGTTTTGCAGGGCCAGCGGCATGCGACTCAGGCCGCGCTGGAAGCCGAGGTTAGAGAAGTAAGCATGACGGGACATTAGCGCACCTCCAAGAATGCACGGTTGTACAGCTCAGGGTTGAGCCACTGGCGGCGATCCAGCATGGCCGGGGTGTCGCCGTTCTTACCATCGACCAGCTTGCACAGGCTGGGAATCCAGCGGCGCAGGTCGTTGCCGAAGCTGGCGTCCATGAAGTTGTGCAGGGTCAGGTGGCGCAGGTGTTCAGGCAGGCGGCTCTCGGTCGCAGTGCCCTCGAACTTGGTGCCGGGGTTCTGGATCTCCAGCACGAAGTCACAGGCACGAGCTTCGTTCTGCGGGCGCACGTCGGTGATGACTGCCAGCAGGTTCAGGTTGGCACCTGCCACCTCGTTCAGTTCCTCGCCGCAGCGCTTGACCCAAAAGTCCGGGTCGATCTGGCGGGCAGCTTGACCCAGCACGATCAGCAGGTCGCGGCCAGAGCCGGTCAGCTCGATGAAGCCCTCGGACTGCGTGTTGAACGTCAGCGAGCGGTTGACCTGTTGCTGGTCGTACAGCTCGCGGTTGATAGCCAGCTCCCACTTGTCGGTGGTGTCCACCTCGATGCCGCGCTGACGGAGCCAGATGCTCAGCAGGGACAGGTGGATCACGAAGGTCTGGTTGCCCACGTCCTTGTTGCGGTCGATTGCCTTCGGCTCACAGCCGGTGATGAAGCAGGTCATCTCACGCAGCGCCTTGGCGAAGCTGGTGCGATGGATGCGGTAGCCACGGCGCTTCATCTCTTCGAGAATGATGGACGCCGCGAAGTCTTTACCGGAGCGCTTGGCTCCACTCATACCGAGAACAAACATGATGTACCTCTCATTGGTGTTGGTTGGTGTTGATTGGGGCACCCCGTGCGAGACGGGGTTAAGGTTCACTTGAGAACTTGTTGGATCTCAGGTAGGAAGTCAGCAAGGCTGACACCTCGGTCAACGATCACCGGGAAGTAGAACGACCCGATGCGGTTGCTGACCTGTGGTACTACGGCGTCAAGGTAACGACCCTGCTCACGCAGGAACCCGAGACGGATGGTGTCGTCCTCCGGCAACCGACGACGGCGCACAGCGATGTGCTGGCGGTGAGGGCTGGTGCGAAGGTGCAATACCACGTTGGGCGGGTTCGCCCTCAGCTCGTCCATGAGCTTGTCGATGCGGGACAGGCGGACGCTCAGACCTTCGAGGTCACTGTCCACCACCTGCCGCATCTCGTCGGCCACCTCTTGGACGGCACCCATGTCGATGACACGGACTTCCTCGCCCAAGGCTTTGACCAACTGTTCGCTGATGGTGGTACGGCCAGAGGCACGCCCACCCACTACGACGATCACTTTCATTACAGACTCCCAGTCCAGCGACCCTGCGCATCGAGGCGCATAGGGATCAGTTGAGGGATGCTGTCGATGATGACAGCGCACCCGAGGATCGGCTTACCATGGTAGTTCTCACCATAGGCAAATGCCGGTGCGTCCGGGTCGATCAGGCAGCCGGTAATCATGGCCCAGTATTGCTTGCCGGTGGACTGAGCATACTCAAGCTGGAACTTGCCATGCTCATGGCCAACGACGAGGTTCTGGTTCAGGTGAGCTGCCACGCCCAGTTTGTTGCTGCCAGCTTGGTGGCGGAAGTTGGTGACCTGCCCGTTGGGCAACTGGATCTGCCACTCGAAGTTCCAGCTCCAGCCTTGGCCCTTACCGTTCGGGAACAGAACCTCGCGGTAGGTCTTGAGGTACTGCACAGGGATACCGAAGTGCTTGGCCTTCCGGTACAGCAGCGACCCGTGGTTGGAGTGACACACCAGCATCTGCGGGAACACCGCCTCCAGCTTGGCAAGGAACTCGCGGGCCTTCTCCAACTCCACGCCTGCGCTGTCGAGGTTCGGGTCGCTGTCGTGGAACGACATGGCGTGGCCGTCAGTCTCGTCTCCCGCGTTGACCACCAGCGTCGGCTTGAAGTGAGCCGTAACTGCGATCAGGAAGTCCAGCGCGTCGGGGTGGTGGTAAGGTGCATGCAGGTCGGGGATCACGAGGATACGAGATGCGTCTGCGGTGAAGTCGTAGCCGAGGAAGTCCTCTGGCTTCGGCTCTTTCAGCTCGCGCATGTTCTTGATGATCCGGTTGGCTTTGGTGAGAGTCATGTAGTTCTCACCGTTCTTCTTCACCTCGTCGAACTGCTTGGCCCAGTACCGCGCCAGCTCACGGCTGACGATGGTGCCGTGGGTGTTGGCAGTGAGGATGGATGCCATCTTCTTGAAGTCAGGCTTGATGCCCTTACCCTTCGAGCGTTCCAGTGCTGCCAGCACTTCGTCATCGGTGAAACGGTTGCGGATGCGTTGAGACATTGAGCCTCCTATTTCTTGACGGAAGCCTTCACTGACGCGGCAGACTTCTTGCGAGCTGCCTCGTTCTTCTTGTTCCGAGCCTCCGTGGGTGTAAGGAACGTGGGATGCACGTAGTTAGTCTGCGGCACCTTGTGGGTTTCGTAGTAGGAGATCAGCCCCTTGAGCAGAGCCACCACTTCGTTCGGGGTTTGCGCCCCGCCCCACCTGATGCACAGGTTTCGGATCTTGCCTTCCATGCCATTGATGGCACGAGGCAGCGCCGCCCGGATGATACCGGTTTGGTGGTTGTGATCCACCACGACGTTGGAGCTGGCCATCGCACGCAGGTCGCGCCCAGTGATTGGACACTTGTACCCTTGCTTGACCATCAGCTCCTTCTTGATTGCTGGCAATTGAGCTGCCTTTACTTTCACTCGTTCCATGCGCTATCACTCCCCAATGGACAGTTGCTGCTTGCTCGCCACAGGTCACCCTTGCAGGTTTGCATCCACGCCAGACGGCCCTGCTCCAGCATGCGCTGGTAGGCGGTCAGTTCGAGGAAGCCACCACGGAAGTTGTAAGCGATGTGCTTACCCTCACCGTAGTATTCTTTGTAGGCATTGAGCACGGCGTAGTACAGTTCCTTCTCGGAGTTGCACTTGTCCAGCAGCTCGTAGGCATACGACGGCCCCTTGCCTTTCAGGCCGGAGTAATTGTCGGCGTCGTCGCCCATGATAAGTTGAGCGTAAAAGAACTTGAGGCCACAGCCTTTCAGATCAGTCACGCTCACGGACTCCTTCTTACCTACGCATACGCGCTTGGTCTTCTGTTGTCCTGCCTTCGCTCCCCGCTGCCACGTATCATACGGGCCGGGATGCACCTTCGGATCGACAGGCTCGCCACCGACCAGCGGCCAGATGGCGTAGTCGTTGACCACGTTGAGCTTGGTCTTGGGCCAGAGTTCCCCGAGCTTGTCGTTGAACCGCTTGACCTGCTTGCGTGGGTCATAGTGCCAGCCGCCAGTGATGCCGCTGTCCTTGTCGGACGAGCAGACAACAGTGGTGCCGAACTCTCGATGCTCACGCGATCCAACCTCGACGCCCAGCTCCCTCGCTGCGTCATACACGGCGATGCTGATTAGATCGTCGGCCTCTTCCCCGTCCGACATGATGGCACCGAGCAGGTCTACAACATCCTGCTTTAGCTCATAGAAGTACGGGGGCTTGTCAGGGTTTCGTTGTCCCTTGTAGTCCTCGGTGAAGGCGATGTCCAGACGGAAGTTCTTTGCGCTGTCAGTCATGAACAGCTTGGCAGCGTCACAGCCAGCAGCCGTGATCCATGCGTTGAGTTCCTTACACAACATCTCCCACGCATCTGCATATTGTGGGGTGTCCTTGAGCGATGCGGCATGTCCCTCAGCAACGAGGTACTCTGCCTGCGTGTAGCTAAGGCTGTAGTGTGCTGCCACTGCGTACCCTATCTGGTACGGCAGAAGGTCGGCGTCAATGAGTGCAACCCTGTTACCCTCAGTCGGCCACAGCTTGAAGTGAATATCACGCTCGGCAATCTCGCCGCCGTAGTTGAAACCATCGGTCATCATAACCTCCATTCATGAGGACATGATAATGATGATGATGGTGTGGACAAAATAAAGCCCCACCCCGGAGGGTGAGGCTAGGCGCAGGCCGGGAAGAGATTAGCCCTCGAAGGACTCTTCTTCGTTGGCCTCTTCGGAAGCCGGAGCTTCTTCGGTGGTCGCTTCTTCTTTGGCCGGGACGCCGACTTCCTTGTACAGCAGGTAGGCGGCAACGACGTTGGCCTTGGCGATCAGGCCCTTGTCGGTCGAACCTTCGGCGGCGGTGGCGCGAGCGAAGCTCAGACCTTCGGCGAAGAACTTCAGGGTGCCCAGCTCGGCTTGCGCTTCGGCTTCGGTCTTGTGGGCTTTCTTGCCAACCAGCTCACCGGACTGCTCGTCGATCACGACGAACTGGTCTACGAATTTGCCAGCAACAACGGTGGCCAGAGCTTTGACGATCAGATTAACTTGGGACATGAGACACCTCTCTATTTCAGTTTGTGGGGCGAGCAACATTGCTCTATCTATACTGCAACTTAATTAAAGCCGCATTAGGGATTGCCTATCCCGGCTCGGCTGCGAGATGCCCAGCTATATACTGGGTCGATCCTTTCACTCGGCCATGAGGCAATCTAAATGCGTCCTCGAAGGACTGTCTCACACTGTGAGACTACTACGGCTGCCACTATGCGACGTTATGCGCGGGCAGTATTACTTGGCTGCGAGTCGCTTCACTCGGGCCACGGTGTGTGTCGGGAAGTCGTAGTTGGCACGGTGGCCTTGGTCATCTACGAAGTTCACGCACACGAAACCGTCACGGTACACGACATGCAGGTCGCCACAGCCGGGGCCTTCAACGAAGGTTGGCCCTGTGTACGAATCTGCCTGTGCCTCGGTAGTGACGAGATCGTCGTCTACCTTGGCGAGTCGTGCGTGACCTGCACGGTTGGCTGCGCTCGGTTGCAGGTGGATTTGAACGAGGCTGGCTTTCATTCGCCGAACTCCTGTTCTTCATCCAGTGCTTCAACCTTGCCCGCTGGCTGCTGTGGAGCCTGCTTGCCGTCGGAGTCATCACCGGACTCGTCGTCCGACTTCTTCTCCTTGCGGGTGTAGCGCTCCTTGTCACCGTCGAAGATCGACTGGATCAGCTCCTGCGAAGGGTGAGTGCCTGCCTTGAACTCTTCGGTTTCCATGACAGTCTCACGGAACTCACGAACAGGGTGCAGCTTCTCCAGCACCTCCTTGGTCAGCTCGCCTTCCATCAGGAATCCGGGAGCACCTTCGAGTGGCGCGAAGGCCGGGGCCGATTGCAGCAGCTCCAGCGTGTCTTCACCGATCTCAGCCATGTTGGCGAAGTTGATGAACTTCGGAGTGCCATCCTCGTTCATCTCCTTGCCGCCTTTCAGGGACAGGGACACGAGCTGGTTGCCCATGGTGGTGAAGCCTTTGTGCTTGGCCATACCACCCATCGCTGGGATGAAGGTCTTGTGCAGGAACGACTTGTCGCCCTTCTTGAGCGGGAAGCCCTTCACGAAGAACATCGGGCCACCGTCGTCCAGCTTGTCTTCCTTGCCCAGCAGGTGGAAGATGGCGAACGCATACGGCGCGGGGGCTTTCACTTCGCCCTTGAAGACTTCGCTGAACGAACCGACTCGGATCAGTGCCCACAGTCGTGCGTTGCGAGTGCCCACTTTGGGCTGCTTGAACTGGCTTACCGTTTCGGCAACGGCACCACCATAGTCAAATGCGTCGGACATGTAACCTCCAATGATTATCCTAGAGCGAACTTGCTCTATCTATACTGCAACTTAATTGTGTGAGACTAAGCCACCTAGGGTGTGAGACTAATCCTAGGTGGCCTGCTCAGTTAGTGCGTGTCGTGCCACGACTTGCCGATCTTGTACTCTCCCGCCAGTGGGATGTTGAGCTTGAACAGCTCCCCGGTCTTGGTCATCGTCTCAGCGAGGATGGCCCCGGCCCTGTGGTACTTGCGCGAACAGACGATGATGCCGTCCTTCGCTGATACCTTGCTGGCAGCAGACCACATGCGACCTTCAACGTCTACATGCACCCGCTTCTCTTCGACATCGAAGACAGCCTTGATGGCCTTCTTCTCGTCCTGTCCCTCAGCCACCTCGTAAGGCAGCTCGTACTCGATGCTCAGCACCTCGTCCTCGGGGACTTCCATCTGCACCTCGTCGTGTACGTTGGCGATGAAGCGAGGGTGGCCCAACTTGTCGAGCGCCACGCCCTCCTTCTTCATCTCGTTCTCTGCCAAGCACAGACCGTACTTCATGGTCAACGAGCCAGTCATCTGGAGAAGCACGTTCAGCACGGTGTGAACCTTGATCTTCTTACCGGAGCGGCGGATGCGGCCCCAGCGCCCGTCGATGGCATGCAGGTAGCCATACTGGTTACCCTCTGCCTCAAGGCGGTCGATCAGGTTGGCGAGCGTTGGCAGTTCACGACGGAAGCGAGCGACACGCTGCTCCATCTCTGCCTCACTGATACCACACACACGAGCCAAGTTCTTGATGCCCGATCCGTAGAGGAATGCGTAGATGAATGTCTTCGCAGTGTCTCGCTTGAGCAGGCCAGCCAGCTTCTGGTTGTGTGAGTGGATGTCACCGTGAAGCACGACCTCAATGTACGTCGGGTCATTCATGAAGTGCGCCAACATGCGCAGCTCCAGACCCGAGCCGTCGCAGCCCAGCACCATCATGCCCTTGCCTGCAATGAACAGGTGGCGCAGTGGGTGCAGTCCGCGAGACGGGATGTTCACGACGTACTTGTGTCGCATGCGGAACGTGTTGGTGCCGATGGAGAATGCGGCAGCAGGTACGCGCCACTCTTCATCCGAGCTTACTGGCCACTCGCCCACACGGGCGAAGTAGTCCTGAGCCTCGCAGCTATGCTCGCGGTTGAATGCTCGGGCCATCAGGCCACGACACTCACGCTTGCCGTTCGCTTGCTTCGGCCACTCTTTGTGCTCGGCGAAGTATTCCATGTCGCCCACGTTGAGGATCTGGCTACGGCGGGAGCGCAGGACGTACCAGCTCACCAGCCCTTGCAGGAACTCAGGCACCTCACCGTCACGCTCAGCCCACGCCTTCAACGACTGTTCGTCAATCTTACCAGACCATGGTTTCGGCGGCTCACCCGATGGGTTCTCGTCCGCGTTCTCCATCCATTCCTCGTCACCATCGGAGAAGTTAACACCGCGCCACCCGCGAGGATAGAGCACGTTCTCTTTCATGTATTCGAGGTTACCCAGCCCGATCTGCTCGTACACGATAGGCGTGAACGGGCCAGCGACCAGCGGGTTCTTGGTGTCGTTGACGTTGCCGACCATCTCTGGATAGACCTTCTTGAGGTTCGCAGAGTAGTCGCCAGACTTGGTTACGATGGCCCACATTGTCGCTCGCTTGCCGATCCGTTGTTCGGTGCGGGTAAGGAGCGGGGTCAGGGCGCGGCGTAGCCACGTCGGGTCGTTGAATGCTTTCTGGTAGGCGTTGCAGGTTGCGGTGATGTGACTGGCCTTCATCGGCTCGGTCACCAGACGGTCAGGGATCGCTGGTCGAATCTTGACAGCGATGTCTTCCATCTGCTTGCCGAGCATCTTCCAGTCTTCCCACGCTTGGTGCATGTCCAGACGGAAACCACGCAGCGCTTGACGAGTGATCGCCAGTGCCACCTGAGTCTCCATCCGAAGGGCAGACGAGATGCCGAAGCGGGTGTCCTTGTTGACGCCACGCTTGACAGCCTCAGCCCAGTCGCCGTGCATCAGCCAGAAGAACATGTCCTTGCCGATGATCGTATCCTCTACGCATCGGTGGATCATGTGGTCGGTAAGGTGCGACCAGTCCTCGTTCTCTGGCTTGAAGCGGCCAATGCGGATGCCATGCGCAGCAATGCTGTGCGGCCCCACGTTGCCCACGCCCATGGCAAACGCCTGCGGTGGCGGCTTGCGGTCAGGGTTGGTGAGCTGCGAGATCAGCATGGTGTCCATCATCTTCATCGGGAAGTACGCCTGATGCGCCCGATCTTTGCCCCGGCGCTCAAGGTAGTTGTACTTCCAGACGGTGGGCCACACGTACTCCAGCAGGAACACGTCATAGCCCACGCCGTTCTGGAACACCAGCGACTCAGCTTCCATCATGGCATGCAGTGCATCTTCGAGGTAACCATCTTGCTGGTCTTCCTGATCCAGATGCACCCGAGCTTCGTTGCGCTTCTCGTATGGATCGAAGAACACGAACGTCTCGCCAGTGAAGGCGTCAGTCAGCACGATCTCATGCACACACGACGGGTCGTTGTAACGGAGGTCGGGCAGCAAGCCCTCGGCCTCACTGTCCACGATCCAGAAGCGGCCCACGCCGCTGATCTTGCGCTGGCCCTTGGGCCACTTGCTCGGGTAATACTGCAATGTATCCATGATGAATCTCCTTACAATGGGAGGTCAGAGGTTTTCGGGCTGACGATGCCCTGATAGCTGTCCCACTTCGCTTCCATGTAGGCAATGCGGTCGGGGTGCAGACCTTCGCGGGTGATGCGCAGGCCGTGCTTGTCGGGGTGGAACGTGCCGAGGAACACCGGGGTGGTGCCCGCCAGCGCGAACTGATTCAGGTTGCAGTCATGCTGGGCGACGAGGTTCCCGGCCTCATGCTCCGTGTCGTAGAACACAATGTCGAGGTGAAGCCGGGGAATTTGTACGACAAGCCGGACGCAATGGTCTTGCTCGGTAGGCTCCGAGGGCGCGTTGGCGGCGCAGCGGGGATCATCGAGGTAGTCATTGTCGGACGTGGCTTTAGGATGCACATCACCTGTCCAGAAGGCTTTGACGGGGTACGCATCTTCGAGGCGGGCAACGAGATCAGCAAGGTCGCTAACGCTGTACTCTTGAACACCGACGGCAATGTCGATGTCTTTGGCATTACGGTCGAAGTAGACATCACGGGCAAATCCTCCACAGATAACGCCTTGAAAGCCACACTCGTCGAGGATGGCAAGGATAGTGTTTGCACCTGCGAGCAGGTTACGGTTATGCGAGTTCATGGGGGGCACCTCTCGGGTTGGGTTGGGTTGTTACCTTTTAAGCCCCACCTCCGAAGAGGTGGGGCAAGGTGTTACAGCTCGGGGCCATCCACCTCGATGACGCCGATGTCGAGGTAAGGGTATTCCTCTTGCAGCGATTCGCGGATGTTGTTGGCGAGCTTGTCGCAGTCGGCGTCGTCTTCTAGAAGATCGACTTCGAGGGTCAGGGTCATGCGGGCCATGTTAGCGGATACTCCGTTTGATTTGATGGGTGGTTACTGGGACATTGCACACGCTGCCAGCCACGGACAGGACAAGGAACTCTTGATCCGGGTAGCCGCGAGCCAGCCGCTCGGCCTCGTCCATTGCGCTGGCGAGGGTGCTGTGGGTCTTGGTTGGAATACCACCGTTCTTACGCCAGACGTAGAACTCACCGAGGTCGCAGATGTCGAGGTGCTGCTGAGGCTGGGGCAAGTGAGACACCTTGTTCACGGACATCGCCAGCGCCTCGACTCGGAAGCCTTGGTTCTTCGACCAATGAGCAGGGCAGAAGGTCTGGACGAAGGTGTCGATGCTGTAGCTTTGCTCCTTGCCGTTTCGGAACAGCACGATGGCACCGTTCTCGGTCAGCTTGGTGGCCTGACCAATCCAGCCGTAGCGATTGTTACGCTTGCCGTAGATCAAGTCCTTGCCCTTGAGGGTCAGGATGGAAGACATGCCACCAGCTTCTTGTGGCAGGCAGAGTTCGGCGATCAGTTGCATTGTTAAATCCTCATAGTTGGGGGCAGAACGAACTTGTTCCGCAAAGCAGTCTCACAGCGTGAGACTACTTCACTGGACTTAGCTCACCTTGGCGCGCTCGGTTACCCACTTGTACAGGCGACGGCACTGAGCTGCATCGAAGTCTTGGAGGACTGCGCAGATCGGTATGCGGTTGCCATTGCGATAACCGGGCAGTGGGGTCACGGGTTTCAGGTACGGCTCGCTGGTGTGAATCCAGTCCCATGCGATCTGGAACTCCAGCTTCTTGCCGAGGAAGAACACGGCATCAGCAGGCTTCATGCCAGCGGCAATGAGCTGGGCATATGCCCGCTTGCCTGCCTTGACCTTGGTAACGAATTTGCTGGTCATCGCGGACAGGATGTCACGGCTGGCCATGGTGATGTCGTTGAAGTTCCGTGCGCTGATGGTCACGGCTTCCTCGGCCTCGGGCGTGCCGATGGCTTTCAGGTCGTCAATGCTTTTCTCCCCGGACAACAGGGCCATCAGGTGCTGCTTAACTTCATAGTGATTCATGGTAACTCCTTGGAATTAGATGGGGGCGATAGAGCTGAGGGCCATTCATACCTTGGGCAGGATATATTCAACCTGCGCCAGCTCTATCTATAGTGCAACTTAAAGTCTCACACTGTGAGACTAATACTTAGCCTCTTCATCGAGGTCGAAAGGCAGGTCACCTTCATCCACCACTGGCTCGGTAAGAGGCACTGGCGCGGTGCGGTTGCCACGGCTCTCGCGGGTGCGCTCCGGGTTGTCGCCTTGGTCGAAGCTATCACGGGCACGTTGCTCGGGTGGCTTGTTGTCACCCTTGCGGCCAACCTCGGGCAGTTCGTACACACCTTCCAGCTCGGTATACCGGCCAGTCCTGATGTCCTTCTCTGCCACCACCACACTGCCTACCATGTGGCCGATGCCTCGGTTCTTGAGGTTGCGGTACAGGGTGATGCACTTGTGGCGGAAGACTTCGGCCATGGTGTTACGCTCGATGCCCCATACGGCATTGGCCCAAAAGGTGATGGAGCCAGCGCCACGGAAGTCGCCCTCGTACACCTCACCGCCTTGGGTGTGGCCGATGCGGCCATTACCACCGCCTACCTTGATAAGGTGGGACAGCAGGAAGATGTTGACGGCGTTCTCGTCCTTGAAGGTTCCGATGCGCTTCATGGTTTCGTCAATCGCCTGCACGCCAGTGGCCACTTGGCCCTTGTCGTTCTTGTGCTCGAAGGCAGTCAGGTTGTCGATGACAAAATACTTGTAGCCCATGGACAGCGCATCTTGCAGCACCTCCATCACCGCGTCTACGTCCTTGCTGCCACCGAGGTCAGCGATCAGCAGTCGGTCTTGGTTGTCGAGCATGTCGAGCGCGTCGTCCAAGTCCTGCTGCGTGTAGTCACGGGCCGGGTTGTACTCTGCGCCCAACTCCACTTCCTCGGGCGTCTGAGGCGGGCTGTTGAAGTCCTTGCCCACCAGCATGCCAGCGAAGGTGCGTGCCACCTCTTCCTTCTGGTTCTCAAGGTAGACGACAACAACGTCCTCGCCCATGTCCATCAGGTTGGCAACGTGGGCCATGGTGGTGTCGGTCTTGCCCACACCTGTACCGGCACCCCACACGGCGAGGTAGTGCAAGCGCACGCCGAAGGTGATTTTGTTGAACCCCTTCAACCAATACGACTTGCCCATCTCCACCATCTGGCGGGCCTTGGCCTTGATGTCACCGACGCGCTTGAGCTTGCCTTTGACCTGATACTCAGGTGCATTGAACACGGCGCTAACGAACTCGGAGTCCCGCCCATTCTTGAGGCAGTCGTTCGGGTCTTTGTTGCCGTGAGGCATGGTCAGCTTCTTGATGGTCGGGCCGTTGCGCAGCAGCTTGGCAACCTCGCGGGCCAGCTTCTCGCCCACCTCGTCGTCATCGAAGGCGGTGATTACCGTCTTGAATCCGCACAGAAACTCCTTGTGCTTGATGAATTCTTCCAGCGCCTGCTCGCCCTTGTTTGGGCCGTAGACGTGGAACAACTTGAGGCCATCCAGATTGGTGCGGGAGCCAAGGCCATCTTGCAGGCCGTTAAGTTCCTTGACCAGCATCTGCTGTGCTGCCGCCACGTCGCACTCGCCACCGACCAGCAGGCAGATGCCCTTACGCTGACCACTGGCTGCAACCTTGGCTGCTGCCTGCATGCCGAACAGGTCTTGATCCCCGAACAGCTTGCCGAGGTGCCCGAAGGAGAAGTCCTTCGGCAAGGTGCGGCACTTGGCACCGACCAGCACGTCGTCCTCGTATCGGGGGTAGTAGTGACGGTTAACCTTGCCACCTTCGTCATGCCCTACGCGGATACCGTAGAGCGCAGCGATGGCACCGTGAATGCCACGGCTCACAAGGTGAGAGCGTTTCAGTTCGCCGAACCATTCGACTTCCCGATCCCACTCCACCTGCTTCTCGTCGCGCTCAGCTTCGGTCATCACTTCCCAGCGATCAGCCATGCGCATGCCGCCCAATGCCAAGGCACGGAGCAGCGGGTCTTTCAGCTTGCCTTCGTGTTCCATCTGACGGAACTCGCCGGGGCTGTACTTGATGTCGCCAGTGATTGGCAACTGGTCGATTGGGGTGGCCTCACCCGCAGCCTCGTAGTAGGGCTTGCCTGTCTTGTGGAAGTGACCACGAGAACAGTAGCCGCCACCATCCTTGAAGCGGATAAGATGGTTGCCCGTCTTGTCGTGTCCGCACTCGCGGCACTTGACACACGGTTCGTTCTTGAGGATCTGGCTCATGCGTGTTTCTCCACCGACAGCCAGCCGACCCGCTTCATCTTCCGCTGAGCTGCGTAACGTTCCTTTCGGGCGTCTGGCTCTTGGTTGCGGCGGTCTTTCTTACGGCTGATCTTTTCGTCTACTCGGGACATTTCTGTCACTCCTAAAGGGTTGGTTATCTATGCTGCTACTTAATAGAAGTCGTCAGGCTCTACGTCGAACAGAGTCTCACACTGTGAGACAAGATCGTCGTAGCTGATGTCGTCGTCGAACTCGTGGCCGCAACGGCACTCACCTGAGATGCGCACGTCGTGCTCCTTAGATGCCTCGCGCACGGCTGTCTCGATGTTGTACGTTACTTGGGTCTTGCCAAGCCAGTTAGTGTACCCATAGGCAACGACCATATTCTTATGACGGCATACGTTTCTTCTCATGACTGCTATTCCTTCTAGATGATGATAAGTGGAGTATGGTAGCCACTGTAACTACTAGACCTACTCCCTACTACTAACCCTAATGGTCACTACTAAGGACTACTGGTCACTACTGGTTGCTACTGGTGGATTCTCCTATACTGCTACTTAATTAATTCTCACAGAAAAGTCTCACAGTGTGAGACAGAACGAAGAAAGCCCGCTCAGATTTCTCCGAACGGGCGATAATAAATCAGGCGAAAATGTACTTGGACTCTCGTACAGTCTCCAGATCCAGCGTACCAGTGGCCGGGAGATCCAGCTCAAGGTCAGCCATCACTCGGTCGCACTGAGCTTCGTAGAAATCCTTAACAACGTCGTGCTTCTGGTACATGTCAACGAAAGAATCTACCAGAATCTTACGCAGTTTGGCGGTGTTACCAGCGTGCGTACCGAACGAGTCGTGGATAACTGCGATGCTGTGGATGCCGTTGTTGCTGAAACCCTCGGTCGCCAGCACCAGATGGCTTGCATCCATGCTGTGAACGAAGTTAGGAGCAGCCGACGACTTCATGGCACGAGCCGAAAGCTGTGGGTTCTCCTCGCGGATGGTGAAGAACGTGTCGCCCATCATCTGCGTCTTGACACGGCGAGCGGTGCTGTCGTAGATAGCCTGATGCACGATGAACCCTGTAGGAGTCACATGCTCAAGCGGTACGTTGCGGATCGAAACTTCGTGGGTCACCTTCTTGATGAACTTCATCGCCGCACGAGCTGCAACCACGACGTGACCAATACCTTCCCAAGTCAGACCAGACGCGAATAGCTCGGCTTGCATCCGGCTCATGCTACCCTTGCCATCGTTGAAATTATGCACGGCAGTGGGCTTGCGGAACTGGGCACGGGCCTTGTCGTTCTCGTCCTTCTGGAGCGAGTCCAGATGCTGAGCCATGGACTCACGGCAGGTCATCTGAGACGAACCATACGGCAGGGTCATTACTGGCTTCTTGCACAGGCTACGGGTCACGCCGATGCGCAGCCACTCGGTAGCGATCATCTGCGACTCAAGCGCGTTCAAGGTGAATGGTGGAGCCATGGCAGAATCCCACACGCCGCCATCTTCTACGATTGCCTTGTGGCGGGCAGCGGCCTTGCTCAGCATGCGCTCGAACGACTCGCACGGAACGTGGCCGTCCACGATGTCCTCCATCCAGCGGCGCACGATCTTGGCTACAGCGCCGTAGATGTCCTGTGGTGTAGTACCCGGCACGAGGTTAACTTCCTTGCCGCCTACTTCGTCGCGCAGCATGGCGCTGTAGTGCTGGATACCGGAGCAGGAACCGTCCATAGCCACTGCAACGCGGCTCAGGAACTTCTCAGGTGCCTCAGTCTCACAGTGTGAGACAAAATCGGCGTACTCAAGGCACCATGCGAGGAACTGCCACGGCTTGTCGGCCTGAGTCCAGTCAGTGAAGGTCAGCGGGTCGGCGGCGATGTCGAGGCACAGGTCAATGAACGAGTCTTCACTGACCAGCGCCACGCGCTCGTCAAACTCCTTCTTGTCCCAGCCCCACACGTTCGCGCCGTGAACCTTGAACCAATATTCTCCTTCGTCGCCCAGCGCCATCGCGTTAGCGAACTGGCACAGAGCCTTCTGCAAGTCGCCGCCCTGTGGCGATATCAGTGAGGATTGCGCATAGACCCGACCACGGAAGTCGCAGGTATACACGAAGTGCATACGCTCAAAGTCCTGATACTGCAAGCCTTGGTCAATGGTGGCCGATGCCTCACGGTACTTGGCCTTACGCTCGGCCTCGTCGTTGTAGGTCTTGGCCGCTTCCATCTTCCACGCCTTGAAAGCTTCTTGTTGCTCCGGCTCAAGGACGTCCATCAGCTCCTTGCCGCGAAGCTCGGAGAACATCGACGGAACCGGGCACGGAGGCGTTGCCAGCTTCTCACGCGCAGGCAGGGCCAACGGCAGGCCGCGCAGACGCGCCTCGTTTGCAACCTGCAAGATACGCTTGTTAACGCGCCACTCTACGCCCTGCAATGCGTTCACAGCCGCATAGACGCTCGGCATTTGCTTGCGGGTCAGGCGCGAAAGCACCTTGTGGTCACGGCACTTAACGAGCGGCATGCCACGTTGCATCTTGGGCGTATGCCAGCCACCTGAGCGCGGGCCAGTCCAATCAAGCGGACGAACGACACAAGGCGCATAAGCAGGCGACATTTCACCCACTACGGCCTTGTACTCCTCAATCCATTGTTCCATTGCTTCTGTGGCTTCAATGACTACCACTTCATCACGAACACCCCGATGGATGTTACGCTTTTGGATAACAGGAACGCCATTGAGCAACATGTTGTTGGCAAACAGCTCAATGAGCTTAGAGCCAAGGTTGAAAATATCGTTGTCGCTCCAGCCCACAAAACGCTCAAGGTCTACCCCGAACTTGTCTTTGCGGGTCTGGTCTTCACTCAGCAGCTTTTCAGCATGCACCATCACGTCGTGGCCGTGGCCGTACTTCTGCGACGATTGGCGCTTGAGGGATTCTTTGATTGCCTGAATGTACTTAGGCGCGGCGTTCTCCAGCTTGGTAAAACGCACCTCGTCTTCAATACGGCGACCGATAGTCTCGGCCAGATTCTGCGCGGTCTGGTTAGGATTCATCAGACCATCAAAGATGCACTTGATTGCAATGTAGCTACTCACCTCAGTTGGCATGCAACGGAGATGCACGAGGCTTGCGGATGGACGCCCGCGACGGCCTTCGTAGTAGTCCAGATAGGCTTGGATACCATCGGCCATCGGCTTAACGAAGTTGCGAGTCAAGCGACGGAACCAATCGGTGTCAGAAGCGGCACCAGCGGCAATGGCGCGGTCGTTGTTGCGAATGAATCGCTCCATACCTGCGCCGTGCATTTTGGCCTCTAGGGCCAGTTGTGTGTCAAGCATAGTCATTCCTTACTTGGATTCGGCGCGTACCCCGTTTGCTATGCAATGGATGGTATCGCGCTCGGTATTGGTCAAGCAGCCCTGATAGAGCCACTTATAATACAGGTTCTTATCCAATGAGCGCAAGCGTGCGGCGAACTGCGCCCGCTGTTTGTTCAGCGGGTCAGTGTAGATTGCCATCACGCGCTTCTCAAGCTCGGCGAAGTCCAGTTGCAGCGAGGTCGGCCAGCTTTCGTCTAGACTCAGTTGAGTTTCGTCGTGGTACTGGCGCGACTTCAATGCACCAAACAGGCTAGGCCCGATCGAATTAGCGTCCATTGAATGAACCCAATTTGCGGCAATGCTATGTTGCTTCATGGCGTGATGTTCCCGTTATTCGACCAATGTTAGTCATAGATGCCACCATTCTAGATGGCATCTAGTCTACCACTGTGAGACTTATTCAGCGGCCAGCAAGTTGTCGCGGGCTGCTACCAGAAGATCAAAGGCTTCGTGACCGTTGCCATAGCCAGCCTTGACCAGACCACGGAAAGCGGCCTTGATCTTGCTTTCCGACTTCGCGTCCTCCTCGGAGATACCGAGAACGACAGCCGGGTTTTTGTGCTTGAACTGTGGCAGTACCGGAGCACTAGCGCCCTTGTTGTACTGAGTCTGCGCGTCTTGCATCTCCTTGATTTGAGCCAGAAGCTCGGAGATTTGCTTGCGCAGGTCTGCGTTATCGGCCAGCAATTGCTTGTCAGCCTCGCCGCCCGCTACAGGTGCGACAGGAGCCGAAGGCTCTTGCGACCCGCCGCTAGGCGCGCTATTTTCGCCCGCTTCACCTTCTACGCCCGGCGCTTGTGGCAGTTGTTGCAGCGAGTTTTCACCGTCTTGCTTGCTGGTGTCAATCTGCTGCTGCTTAGGCGCGATAGGCTCGGGATTGAGCAAGAGATTCAGCGTGGTAGTGGTCAGCGAGCCATTGCTAGCCAGCTCGGCGGCCTTCTCTAACACTTCGTCGTCTGCCTGAGTAGCCAGCGCATACAGTACGCGCATGCTAACCCCGGTAAAGCGGTCGTCATTACCGAACGTCTCGGCAACCTTCATCAGCTTGTAAGCCTGCGCTTTCTTGATGGAGAAGTGAGCGAATGCCCAATCCAAGAAGGCCGTAGCCTTCTCGCCTTGCTCCTTGAACTCGCAATTAGCTTCGATCAGAAGTTTGCCAACCTTGACCGATTCAAGCTGGATATTGTCAAGAGATTGGTTAATCTCAATGACGATTTCTTCCATGCGAGTTACGGCCAGTTCTACGTTGGTGTTTTCGATAGTCATGATGTTAGTTCCTTGGGTATTGTTCGGCCAATATTAGCCACCGATGCACCCGCCTAAGTGGTGCATCTAGTCTACTACTGGTTTGTTGGGAGCCAGATACAGCGGCAGTTCATCAGTACCGCTAGGCTGTAGGTTCCGGCTGCTACTTGACAGTTACGGCAATGGCGAAAGCGCTTCATGGTTTGAGCACCATGTAGACGACATCGGGTTGCCCTTCTGTCCAGTTCGGTTCGCGCTTGTACTCAGTGAAGCCGTGCCGCTTGTAGAAGTCAGGCAGGAAGCCATCGAAGCAATCCAGCGTTTTACCGCCTTCTTGAATCGCCTTCTGTACAAGCCAGCTACCAGAGACACCCAAGCTCACAAGAGCCTGAATCTCGCCGTCAATGACAGCAAACATGCCGGTAAGCCGCTGGCCGTCCTTCACGAGAAACAGCTTTGCGTAGTGCTTATAGAACATCTCTTGAATGTCCTTGTGTGGCGTGTTTGGGTAGCGTTCTTTAAACTTGATGAAGCGCTGAGCCAGTGCGCTAACGAAGTCGTCAGCCTTGGTCAGTGCCTCGCCATGCTTATGCACTCGGCGAGCGTGTCCAAGAGCGTAGTAGAACTTGGTAACGTCTGCCATCTGAATGATAATGCTAGCCATGGTTGTTGCTCCTATGATGGTTTGAGTGTTTCGGAAAGCCCTCTGTTACCAAAGGGCAGACCTGAAACAAACAATCCAAGGAACATCACTAATCCAGATTGTTAAAGAGCGTATCTGCTAGCTAGTTGCTAGCTGATGTCGGTCATTCTACGTAGTGCTTAGCTACCTGTCAACAACTATTTTCAATCTTTTTCGTTGTCTTGTGCGAGCCAGTGAGCCGCCGTATCTAGCGCGTCCTCCTTGTCGCTTGTGTGGTAGTCCTCTGATGGGTTGCGGTAGACACGGCCAAAGGCTGAGATGTTCTCAAACCATACCGCGTACTCCTCCCATTCATCGTTCCACCATACCCGCACGCGGCGAGTGAGTGTTACCAGTGTGCTAGGCGCTTCTTGCGAATGTACTAGCTTCATGCTGCCACCCCGAGGATAACCAGCGAGGCAACGACGATAGGCGTTAGTAGTGCCATTACGCCACACGCCGAAAGCAGCGAGTAGAACAAGGCAGCATAGCCGTATTTAAACAGGTAGTAGGTCATAGCGTAGTCTCCCATTGTGAGACAAGTAGCTAAGCACTACGTAGAGCGACCGAGTTGTTAAAGAGCGTATCAAGTAGCTAGTGGCTAGGCCGTGTCGCGTCTTGATGGTTGCCATTCTACAGCCTTCCTACATGGTGTCAACTACCTTTCGCAATTATTTTCTACATGACTGCAACTTAATTCCCTACCGAGTAGCGCCCGAGTTAGCTACCGAGCCGCAACCCTAGGCCGCTGGCCATCGCCCTAACCTACCCTTACACCTTCCTACTACCGAGTAGAGCACCTACCAGACGCTACCAGCGGCTACCGAGTAAGGAACCGAGTTAGCACCCGAGATGCACCCGAGGCAGCTACCAGCGGCTACCAGTGGCTACCATGGTGGAACCTGAGTAGATCCCGAGATGCAACAAACAGATGCCGCCCGGTGCGTCTGGTGTCAACTGCTTTCGACTGATTATTTCTTGTCTCACACTGTGAGACTACCAGTCAGCACGCCAGCCCTACCCGATTAGCTACCTGTCTGCTTGCGTATCAGCCTCACAGTGCGCCCGAATGAGCGCGGTAGCCATCGTCTAACCCTTCCCCTTGCATCTCCCCTACTGCCTAGGCAGGCCGCTAGCAGCTACCGAGGCAGCTACCGAGGTGGCACCCGGTCACCTTCCAAGAGGCAAGGGCACCCCCTTCGAGCCACCGAGTCGCCCGAGGGTGGCACGGGGGAATCAGGCGGCGGCTACCGGCGGGAAACCCCTCACACGTACAAACCAATTTTGATTCTGGTCTGCTAGCGAGAAGCCACCGAGGTAGCCACCGAGATTACTCCCTTAACCTTCCTTGTCATACCCGTTCAGGGCATTACACAGGTCTACTGCTTCCGAGTAGTCTACCAGTCCCTGCGTCAAGCCACCTACTGACGATGCGTCAACAAGCGGATGCTGGCAGCGAACTGGT